ACGTCGCCAACGAGATCCTGTTGGAGATCGAGGCCGGCAGCATGGGCCGGCCCAACCAGGCGCAAGAAATCGCCAATGCGCAACGCCTGATGCCGCTGCTGATCCAACTGCCCGGCATCGATCCTGAGTTCTTGGCCAAGGATACGCTGCGCCGGCTCGACGACCGCCTCGACCTGACCGAAGCGTTCAAGTCTTCGCTGCCGAGCATTGTCGCGATGAACGGTGCCGCCTCCGGCACTGGCGCGCCGACCATGCCGGGCGCCGGTGCCGGAGCCGGTGCCGCCATGGGTCCACAGGGAGCCGTCAACGCGCCGAGCGGTGGAGACACAGGGCCGCCGCCGAGCGCGCCGGACGCGCAGACCACACTCGCCGGCGCGCCGCCAGGCCGGCCGCATCCGATGCCGCAGCAGGTCAAGATGCCGACGATGCCAGGATGACGACAACACCGACCAGGAAATGCACTTGCCCGATACCGGAGCGGCCTTGGCCGTGCGCCAGGAAGTACGCGCTCAGCGAGTGCCTCAAGGTGCCGTGGTGGCGTCGGTTGTTAACGGTATGGATTCAAGATAAGTATCGATAACAGGTGCCGATCGGCACCGGGAGAATTCAATATGGCAGATGACGACAAGAACCTGCCCACCGCGGCAGACTCGTCGATCGAACAGGTGCCTTCGCCAGGCACGGACACCGGCGATACCGGAGAGAGTCTACTCGACGCCGTCCATAGAGCAGTGCCTGAGCTGCGTCAGGACGACGACGGTGACACCGACGGTTCAAGGGGGGATCCGCCATCCCAAGTCGCAAGGGAACGTCGCGAACCGGAATTGCCGGAAGAGGCGACACCTGAAGAGATAGCCAAGCTTTCCAAGACGGCCCAGCGCCGGATCAAGAAGCTGAACTCGCAGCGCCAGAAACTGGTGAACGAGTTGCAGCGGCTTCGACCCGACGCAGCCATGGCGGCCAAGGTCACCGAGTATCTGCGCAAGCACGATATCGGTCAGGACGATTTCCTGATGGGCCTGGAGCTGATGGCGGCGATGCGCCACGGTGACTTCGCGAAGTTTCATGCCGGCGTTCAGCCGTACATGAAGCTGTGCGAGGAGTACCTCGGCATTTCGCTACCGCCGGATCTGCAACAGCAGGTCCAGCAGGGCCACATGACGACGCAGGCCGCGGCCATGTACTCGCGAGAGCGCATGGACAAGGCCATGGCGCAGACCAATGCCGTCCGCAATCAGGCGGCATTGGAGCAGCACCAGCAGACGTCATCGCGGAAAGTTTTAGCTGATCAGGTGGCAGCCGCCGTCAATCACTGGGAACTGCAAATCGCGCGATCGGACCCGAACTACGCGGCGAAAAAAGCCGCTGTTCAGACTACGATGATGGCCATAGTGCAAGAGCACGGCCCGCCACGATCGCCCGACCACGGCATGCAGATCGCCCAAGAGGCGTACCGCCGTGTCAACGAGCAGTATCGTGGTTGGACCATGCCGCAGCGCCGGCCGACGTCGCGGGTTCCGAGCAGCACCGGACGAACCGCTGGTGTGGCACCCGAGGCAAAGACACTGCTGGAAGCAGTTCAGTTTGCTCGCGAGGGAGCGCCGCGCCTCTGATCATAGAGGTGCTTAAATGCCTACATATCCGGCTCCACTCCTCGCCCACATTACGACGGCGGCGTTGGATTGGTGGATGAACAAGGGAACGGCCTTTCAGGAGGCCATCCAAGAGAAGCCGCTGCTCGCCAGCATGGAGAGCAAGAAGAAATCCTTCCCCGGCGGCAAGGGCAATATTGTCATCAGCGTCAAGGGCGACTTCGGCAACACGGCCACGCCCGGCACCGACGACCAGGTCAAGGGCTACTGGCTTGACGACGTGGTCACCTACTACACGCCGGCGAACCTGACCCAGGCCGTGTTCCCGTGGAAGGAGCACCACATCGGCATCATGCTCACCCACAGTGAGCTGAAGACCGACGGCATCAGCGTCACTGATTCCGGCAACATGGATGACGTCAACGAGCACTCCGGCCGCGACGACACCGTCCTGGTCGGCCTGCTCCAGGATGCCCTCCAGGATGTGTCCGAGCAGTACGCCCGCGGCATGAACAACCTGCTGTGGACCAACGGCGCAGCTGACCCCAAGGCCCTCGCCGGCATGGCGGCGCTGATCACTGATGATCCGTCAACGGGTATCGTTGCCGGCATCAACCGCGCACAGAAGACCTGGTGGAGGAACCGGGCCTTCACCACCGCCATGGGCACGGCGGTTGGCGTAACGCCGGCGCTGTCGGCCTGGGGCGGCGCGCCGATCACCTCGGCCACCACCAACGGCGGCGCGCTGATCACCAAGCTGCAATCGGAGTACCGGCAGTTGACCCGGTACGGCGCCAAGCCGAACACCGGGTTCTGTGGCTCCGACTGGCTCGGCGCGCTGGAAACCGAGCTCCGCGCCAACGGAAACTACTCAATGCAGGGGTTTTCGGGGGGTAAAGATATTTCCGTAGGACAAATTTCCTATATGGGAACTGACTTTGAATATGATCCTACCCTCGACGCGCTCGGCAAGAACAAGCGCTGCTACTGGTATGATTCCAGGGACATCTACCTGGTCGCCATGCAAGACGAGTGGCGCCACCAGCATTCACCCGATCGCGCGCCCGACAAGTACGTGATCTATCGTTCCATCACTTCGACCGGGCAGCTCTGTGCGCGGCGCCTCAATGGCGCTGTCGTCATGGATATAACCTGATCGGAGCGAACGGCCGGAGTGCGGGGAGCGGACACTCTTAGCACTCCGGCTTTTTTCACAGGGAGCCACCCATGGCGAAACAGGTCCAATACTGCGCCTGCAAGGTTAATCTGGCCGGGCAGAACTGCCACACCGTGATCTACAACCAGTTCAATCCGGTGACCTGGCCGGAGATCCAGGTGTTGCAGGCGCTGCACGGTGACGAGAACGTCATGGACATCATGCCGGTCGGAGTAGGCCAAGTGTGGCCGACCGAAGAGAAGAACCGATTGATCGGCATCTACGGTCACAAGGTGGTCGAGGCCTGCTTTCCCGGCCGCGCCTTCAGGATGGAATACATGATGACCGACGACGTTGCCCTGCCGGCCTACGACAAGGAGGGCAAGCCTTCGACCGTGGTCGCGCCATTGGGCAACGGCGACGACGAGGACGATGGCGGCGAGGATGAGGTCGCCAAGGCAACCGCCAGCCTGGATCCGATCTTCAAGCCGTCGCCGCGCCACCGCCGCGCGCCACCACCGCCCGCGGAGCCAACGTAAGGACGCAACGCCGTGCCGCTCGGAGTGACGCTGCTGGAGCTGCGCCGCGAGCTGCGGGCCGAAACCGGCACGTCGCTCAATCCCAATCAGGGGGTGCAGGCACAGGAAACCCTCGACCTGATCCTGGCGCGACAGCAGCGCGAGCTGTGGGACGCCTACAATTGGCAGCATCTTAAAATATGGGTCGACGTGCCATTGGTCGGCGGCCAGGAGATCTACTCCTACCCAAAGGAGATGGCGTTCGATCAGATCGTGCGCGTCTACATCTCGCACGTCACCCGCGACGATCCGGTCGACCCCGACAAGATCACCGCGGCGTCGTCCTGGTCGCCGCTGGTCTACGGCATCAAGTCGTTTATGGTTCACCTCGGCCCGACCAACCTCGGCAAGCCGATGCGCTGGAGCAACGTCGCCACGGTCGACGTCGCCGGCCCAGTGCCGATCACCAATCCGGTCGGCCAGTTCCGGCTGCTGCCGGTGCCGGACGACAACGTGGCCGCGCCGTTGACCGGCTACGTGCTGCGGTTTGAAGGCCTCGCCCCGCTGTCGCCGCTGGTGGCTCCGACCGACAGCTGCCTGATCGATTCCAAGGCGATCGTGCTGTTTGCCGCGGCCGAAATCCTGGCGGTGCAGAAGAGCGAAGCCGCGCCGATGAAGCTGACCAAGGCGCAGAATGCGCTGCGCCGAATCCTGGCCGATCAGGGGGCGGACAAGCGGCAGAACTACAACATGGGCGGCAACCAGCGAGGCGGCTTCGACCCCGACAAGCGCACGCACGGCGTGCGCCACCGCGACTACGTCCCAAGCTGATGGAGGGCGCAGTTGCCGTATTTTACAATCACCGATTTTGCTGCCGGCCTGGATCTCCGGCGCAGTGAGCTGACGGCGCCAGCCGGCACCTTGCGGGCGATGACCAACTGCCACGTCACGCCAGGCGGCGAAATCGAAAAGCGCATGGCCTTCGTGCCGTTCTGGGAATGCGACCCGCTGAGCCGCGGCTTGGTTGAGGTCAACCAGAAGCTTTACACCTTCGGCCCGAACGGTCCGTACACGGTCGAGCCGCCGGGCGGCACCTGGTCGGTCGGCGTGCTCGGCCTCGCCACCACGACGCTGTACGAAATCATCGATTACGATCTGTTCGACAACAAGGTGTTCGCCATCGTCTGGAAGGATGCCGTCGGCACGATCGGCCGCTACTACGATGGCGTCGACCAGCCGTGGGCGCGCGGTTTCTACTGCCGCACCTACAAGAACAAGATGTACACGGTCGAGCAGAGCACGCTGTACTTCTCGGCCACCGGCAACGCTGGCGACTGGACTGGATTGAACCCAGGCGTGCCGGCCGAATACACCAACTTCATCGACCTCTCGATGGGCGACTCGGACATGACCGACAGCGTCGCGCTGGAGGTCTACTACGACAAGCTGGCGATCTTCAGTTCGACCGCGGTGCAGCTGTGGATCATGGATCCAGACTTCCTCAAGAACCAGTACGTGCAGACCCTGCGGCAGGCCGGCACGACTGCGTGGCGCAGCGTGCTGCAATACGGCTCCGGCGATGTGATGTACTTATCGCAGTCCGGCGTGCGCTCACTCCGCGCCAGAAACTCTTCCCTGGCAGCAGCCGTGTCCGACATCGGCAGCCCGCTCGATCCGCTGCTCCAGGACCTGTTCCGCACCATGGGCCGCGACTGGATGAGCGGCACGATCGCGCTGTTGCAGCCGGTCACCGGCCGGTTCTGGGTGATCATGGCCGGATCAAGGACCGACGACGCCGCGCCGCTGACCTCGAAGATCTACGT